CCGGGCATACCCGCTACAAAGCAGCCAAGAAACTGAAGCTCAAAACTGTGCCCTGTGTCGTGGCAGATGACCTGAGCGAAGAACAGGTCAATGCTTTCCGGCTGGCAGACAATAAGACCGGCGAGCTTGCCCTGTGGGATGACGAGAAGCTGGCGCAGGAATTAGCTGGCATTGCCAATATCGACATGGAGCAGTTCGGCTTTGCTCTGGAAGCCGTAGACCTGAGCGAGGGCGTAGCCGATAACCCCTATACCACTGAAACCACCATTCCGCAGTATGAGCCGACCGGCGAATGCCCTGACCTCTCTGCTCTGTATGATACCGCAAAGACGGATGACCTTATTGCGGAGATCGAAGCATCCAAGCTGCGGCCTGATGAAAAAGGCTTTCTGCTGAGAGCCGCGGGCCGGCATACGGTTTTCAATTATCGGAAAATCGCTGAGTATTATGCCCACGCCTCCCCTGAGATGCAGGAGCTGATGGAAAAATCGGCCCTTGTTATCATTGACGAAGATGATGCCATTCGCAATGGCTTTGTGGCACTCTCCAGCAAGGTGTCTGAGCTGATGGAGGAATGAGCCATGCTGCGTGACGATTTTGCTGTATTCATCCTGACACACGGGAGGGCAGACAATGTAGTGACCGCAGACACCCTGAAGCGGCAGAAGTATTCCGGGAAGGTCTATTTCATCATCGACAACGAAGATGATACTGCTGAGCTGTACCGGGAGAAGTTTGGAGCCGAGAACGTCATCATGTTCGATAAGGCTGCTGCTGTGGCCAGAGCTGACACGATGGACAACATCTGTGAGCATCGCGCCATCTTGTACGCCCGAAACGAGAGCTGGAGAATCGCCAAAGAGCTGGGGCTGAAATATTTCCTCATGCTGGACGATGACTACAAAGACATCTTGATTCGCTGGCCTGAAGGAACCAAGCTCAAGGGAAAATCCATGGTCGGGCCGCAGTTGGATGGCCTGTTCGAAGCTATGCTTACGTTTCTTGATGCTTCAGGTGCTGCCATGGTTGCCCTTGCTCAGGGCGGTGACATGATAGGCGGTGTGAATGGTGGCGGGTACAAGATGGGCTTGAAGCGGAAGTGCATGAACAGTATGTTTTGCAGGACCGATACGCCCGTAGAGTTCCGTGGAACGATGAACGAAGATGTTACTACCTACACCACCCTTGGTAGCCGCGGCGTACTGTTTTTCACATTTATGCGCTGTCAGGTAACACAGATTCAGACGCAAAGTCTGTCCGGCGGTATGACTGAGGCGTATAAGGAGAGCGGAACGTACACGAAATCTTTCTACTCTGTCATGTCTATGCCATCCTGTGTAGAGATCGGAAAAATGGGAGGGAGCCACCAGCGCACCCACCATCAGATAAACTGGGACTGCTGCGTCCCGAAAATCCTGAACCAGAAATACCGAAAGGAGAAGAACGATGCAGAATATCGCCTGGAATAAGATGCTCGCCCACCTCGACCGCATCGTGGGAGAGCATAAGCCTATTACGGCAGATATATTCCTGAACAACTTTTGCAATAACCGCTGCCCCTATTGCACATACGGGAGATGGGAGCTTGACCCCGGCGCAAGAGCTATGAGCTTCAAGGGCTTCCGCAAGTATGCCACCCGCCTGATGGAAATGGGCGTGGAGGGCTTCATCTTGACCGGAGGCGGAGAGCCTACGCTCACCCCTGATTTTGACCGCATCACCGAATGGATGGACGAAAAGGGGCTGCATTATGGCATCAACACGAATTTCAATGTGCTGAGGCTGCCCAGACCTGACTACCTGAAAGTCAGCCTTGATGGATGGGACGAAGATAGCTATGAGCACCGCCGTGGTGTGCGAAAGTATGCTGTTGTCGTGAAGAATATTCAGGACTACGCCGTGTGGAAACGCCAGCACAGCCCAAGAACGTCTTTGGGCATTCAGTGTGTTGTTACCTCTCCTGATGACGTTATGCGCTTCTACGAGGCCAATTGCGACCTTCTTGTGGATTATATTGCGTTCCGACCTATCGAAAGCACTGGCGGGAAAGCCTATGCTCTGGACATGGCGAAAGAGCAGGCTGCAAGGACGATGGCGGCGGTGAAGGAACTGGCAGCGAACGACAGCCGGGTGGTGCTCAATTTCAAGTGGGAGCTACTGGACCGTCAGGAAGATTCCTGCACTGCATCGTGGGCGCAAATCGCCCTGAATGAGCGCGGCGAAGTTATGTACTGCTGCCACAAGCCGTATCAGATCATCGGCCACGTTCTCGACCCTGATATTTTGGAGAAGAAGAACCGAGCCGCAACCGATATGGCCGGGTGTGACATTCCTTGCCGCATGACCGGGCCGAATATGTATGTCCACGAGATGCTGCTTGCTGGCCGGAAAGATGCCTGCTTCATCTGACTTCTCCACCCTGAAAACGAGAGGAAGGTGGTGAAGTGGCCAACGAAAAGAACCTCATGCCTATTGATGAGGTAAACGCGAGAAAAACGCCAGAGGAGAGGTCTGAATCTGCGCGAAAAGCCGGCATCGCCTCTGGAGAAGCAAAAAGGGCCAGAAAAAACATGAAAGAGCTGGCCCAACAGCTCATGAATGCCCATGTCGGAAAGACTATGGGCGCAAGTCTGGAAGTCTACGGCGTTGCCAAAGATGACCAGACGTACAGCGCGGCCATTGTGGCGCGATTGATGCAGAAAGCTCTTCTTGATGGAGATACGGCATCAATTCGGCTGCTGGGAGAACTGACGGACCAAGTTGGAGCTGGTGCCGCCGGGCAGGAAGATGAGAAAATCTTCACTGTGGAATATATGCCAATCTGTATCCCTGACAATGGACGGGATAAGAGAGAGGCAGCAACCATCAGCCCGCAAGCTGGCCCGCAAACCATGGCCTCGAAAGCCGATATTGTTATTTACGGAGGAGCTGCCGGAGGCGGCAAGACGTATGCTCTGCTTCTGGAGGGACTGCGGAACAGGGGCGTAAAGGGATTCGGCGGCGTTATCTTCCGTCACTCCTATACCCAGATAACAGCCCAGGGCGGCCTTTGGGATGCCAGCCATAAGATTTACGACCTTGTGCCTGATGCGGTGCCGGGTATGACCCCGAAGCTGCATTGGACATTTGGAAGCGGTGCCCGCCTGAACTTCGCTCACATCACGAACGATGATGACCTGAAGGGCTGGCAGGGCACAGAAATTTGCTACCTTGGCTTTGACGAGCTGACACATTTCAGCCGCAAACAGTTCCTCTATATGCTGAGCCGTAACCGCTCTACTTGCGGCATCCGGCCTTATGTTCGAGCCACCTGCAATCCCGATGCGGATAGCTGGGTGGCCGATTTTATATCTTGGTGGATTGACCAAGATACCGGTTATCCCATCCCTGAGCGCAGCGGACAGGTGCGGTATATGTGCGTTTTGAATGACACCATATACTTTGCAGGGAGCGTGGAGGAACTGGAGAAAGAGCACGGCGTTACCCCTGAGCAGTGCAAGAGCGTGACCTTTATCGCCTCCCGCCTGCAAGACAACAAAGTGCTGATGGAGAGCGACCCCGGATATATCGCCAACCTGAATGCCCTGCTGGAAGTTGAACGAGAAAGACTGCTCAACGGCAACTGGAAGATCAAGGCGGCAGCGGGCCTCTACTTCAAGCGCAGCCAAGTCACCCTGCTGGATGAGCTGCCGAAAGATGTTATCGCATGGGCTCGTGGCTGGGATTTGGCCGCCACTGCTGAGGACGAGAACGGAGAGCCTGCCTATACCGCCAGTGTTCTGCTGGGCAAGCGGCGTAATGGCCGCTATATTGTGGCGAACGTCACCAACCAGCGGCTGTCTGCTGATGATGTCCGAACCCACATCAAACAGACCGCCCAGATGGATAAGAAAACTCACAAGCGCGTTGTGGAGAGGCTGCCGAAAGACCCCGGACAGGCTGGTAAAGCGCAGGCCCAGAGCTTTGTGAAGATGCTGGCCGGGTTCCCCGTCAAGACTATTGCCGAATCTGGCAGCAAGGAAGTTCGAGCCGAACCCTTTGCCGCCCAGTGGCAGCATGGCAATGTCGATGTCCTGCTGGCCGACTGGAACGAGATGTACTTCTCGGAGCTGGAGAGCTTCCCCGAATCCAAATTCAAAGATATGGTCGATGCAGGCTCTTCCGCTTTTGCTGAGCTGGAGAGCAGCGCGGTGGCTGCCGCGCCCCCTACTTCCGGCGGGCTGCAGAAGGCCAGCTACTGGAAAAACAAATAACGAGAAAGGAGGCGAACCGCTATGAGCAAAGGTTCTGAGGAGCTGGGCCGTGTTGGTCAGCGAAGATACGGCGGTATCTTCTACGAAGAGTTCTTGCCTGAGCTGCGTGGCCGCAAAGGTGCTGAGGTTTTCACCGAGATGTCTAACAATGACGAAACCGTTGGTGCAATCCTCTTTGCTGTTGAGATGCTTGTGCGGCAGGCCAGCTGGAATGTGGAGCCGGGCGGCAGCACGGCAAAGGACCGGGAGGCCGCTGAATTCGTGCAGAGCTGTATGGAAGATATGGACATGACGTGGACTGACACCATCTCCGAAATCCTGTCTTTCCTCACCTATGGCTGGAGCTTGCACGAGATCGTCTATAAACGGCGCATGGGCCGAACGAAGGATAAGCGTACCAACTCCAAATTCTCTGATGGTCTCATCGGCTGGGCCAAGCTGCCCATTCGCTCCCAAGAAACCCTTTACCAGTGGGAGTATGACGACCAAGACAACCTCACTGGCATGACGCAGATGCCGCCGCCGGATTTTGGCCTGATTACTATTCCCATCGAAAAGTGCCTGCTGTTCCGCACCCGGAGCCGCAAGGACAACCCTGAGGGCCGCTCTATCCTGCGTACCGCATACCACTCTTGGTATTTTAAGCGGCGTATTCAGGAGATAGAGGGCATCGGCATTGAGCGTGACCTTGCTGGCCTGCCTGTTATCACCGCCCCGGAAGGTGTAAACCCTTGGGATGCTGAAGACCCCGATATGGTCAAACTGCGCACCGGGCTGGAAGGCATGGTGAAGAATGTTCGCCGGGATGAGAGCGAGGGCGTTGTGCTGCCCTTCGGATACAGCTTTGAGCTGATGAGCACCGGCGGCTCCCGGCAGTTTGATACCAATGCCATCATCGAGAGATATGATACCAAAATCAGCCAGACCGTCCTTGCTGACTTTATCCAGCTGGGCCATGAAAAGGTCGGCTCTTTTGCTTTGAGCAGCGACAAGACCAACCTGTTCGCAATGGCCATTGGTGCTTATCTGGACATCATCTGCGAAGAGTTCAACGCGCACGGTATTCCGGGCCTGATTGACATCAACGGCGAGAAGTTCTCCGGCATCACGGACTATCCGAAGATGACCCACGGGGACATTCAGGACGTAGACCTGAAAGAGCTGTCCACCTACATCAAAGATATGGTGGGCGTGGGTGTCCTTATCCCCGATGAAGCTCTGGAGGAGTTTGTACGCCAGACGGGTGGGCTGCCCAAGCGCACCACTGACACTGTGCCTACTGAGGCAAGGCTACTGGATGGCCGCAGGCTCAGCCCTGAACCTGAGCCGCCCAAGACCGCCGCCGGGCAGAGCGATGCTCTGGAAGATGACGAGGCAGCTATCGAGGCCGCAAAAAAGCGTCTGGGGAGGGTTGCGAATGCTGGTAAGGATTCCGCATCCCGGTGAGGTCTGGAAGGCCCGCCCACGGCGCAGCAAGAAAAAGAGCACGGTGCTGAAGAAGCTGGAAAAGTACCTCGTTGACGAGCAGGGCGAACCCATCAAAAAGCTCTGCCGCCTCTGGGATGACCAAAAGCAAGCCCTCTCTTACAAAGAGATACGGCAAGCTGTCCTGAGGGGAGAGCTGGACGAAGATGTGTTCATGGAGTTCACACAGGACTATTCCACGTTCGTTGACAAGGAGTTTTCCGCTGTCTGGATGAAAGCTCTTTCGGCTGGAGCCATGGCGCAGCCTGCCCTCCTGCAGCTCGATAAATTCTATTTTGAAACTGAGGCCCCCGGCGCAGCGCAATGGATTGCCAGCCGTGGAGCCTCTTTCGTTACCCGGAGTTCTGAGGTACAGCGGGAAGCAATACGTGCTCTGCTGGCCCAGAAGATGACAGAAGGGCACACCGTTGATGAGCTGGCCCGCCTGATTCGCCCATGTATCGGTCTGACTGCACAGCAGTCTGCCGCTACTGTGAGATATTACGAAACCGTGCTGACCTCCATCAAGGACAACCACCCCCGAATGAAAGCTGAGGCCGCCCGGACAAAAGCTCTCGAATCTGCCTCCCGGTATGCTGAGAAGGCCCACAAGTACAGAGCTGCCACCATTGCGCAGACTGAGCTTGCCTTTTCCTTCAACCAAGGCGCAGACCTTGGAATTCGGCAGGCACAGCATGACGGGCTTCTCGGCCCCATGATAAAGGTTTGGTGTACATCTGGAGATGACGCTGTGTGCGAAACTTGCGAAGCTCTGGACGGCATGGAAATCGGCATGGATGATTCCTTTAGCTATACCGGCAGGCTCCTGTTTGCCGGGCAGAAAATGCTGCCCCCGGCGCATCCTCGCTGCGGGTGTACTGTTGAATATGTCGAACAGCCAGCCGACTACTGGCAGAAAGGACACCGATGATTGCATTCAATGACCTTATCGCGGCAACGCCGCCCCCTGATACGTCCCCTGCTGAAGGCGGCGTGAAGAAAAAGCATGGCCTCCGCATTGCAAAAAGCGATGACGAGCGGATGCTGGCTTTTGGCTGGGCGAGCGTGGCCATCCGTGTGGATGGCGAGCAGATTGAGGACTGGCAGGAAGATATGATCGACCCGGCAGACCTCGAAAATGCTGCCTACCGTTTCGTGGAGCTGTACCGTGAAGGCGGCGAGATGCACGAGCGAGGAGATGTTGCTGTGCTGGTGGAAAGCTGCGTTTTCACCGAAGAAAAGCAGAAGGCTCTGGGCCTCGAACCTGGCACCCTGCCTGTCGGATGGTGGATAGGCTTCCATGTGACCGACCGCGATGTGTGGGAGAAGGTCAAGAGCGGCGAGTACACCATGTTCTCTATTGAGGGAGAAGCTGAGCGCGTGGAAGTCGAACAGCAGTGATAATTCCAGCCGAGGGTGAAAGCTCCCGGCTGTAATTATATTCACCCTGATAG